CCAACTTCTAAATAAAAGTATAATCTTAAAAATTATATTTTAGCTATAGGTTACTTATTTTAATTGTGTCTAGAAGTATTTTAAGTTTGCAGATAAATATTAAGTTTTTATTTTTGTTGACTGATAACTAAATTTTAATTATGGCAATAGGTGAAAATCCGTTAGATGGATTAGATTTGAGCGTTTTGGATAACATTACTCCAGAACCAAAGGCAGAGGAAAAAGCCACGGAGGAAAAGACAGAAGACCCAGGTATATTTAACCCTGAGTTAAAAATACAAGAGGTTGATGAAATTCCAACTAAAATAGAAGAAAAAGATGAACCTGAAGTTGAGGCTGCTACAGAGCAAGAAGAAGAAGTTCCGCAAGAGAAAGTGGAAGAAGAAGCTCCTGTTAGCGATACAACAGAAGGAAAGCAAGAACAAGAAGAAGATGGGCAAGATCCATTATTTGTTTTTGCATCAATGCAAAGAGATGCTGGGCTTATAGATTTTAAAGACGACGAGTTTGAAGGCTCTGAAGACTGGTTATTAAGTCAAGTAGAAAAATCAGTGGCTGATAAAGTTTCAGAATATAAAGAATCGATGCCACCTGAAATTAGATATTTACTAGATAATTATGAAGAGGGTGTTCCTTTAAATAATCTTATAGAGATGTCTAGCAAAGAACAGACTTATGATTCTCTAAACGAAGCTAATGTTGAAAAAGACGCAAGTCTGCAAAAAGCTTTGGTTAAAGATCTTCTTACAAGATCAGGATGGTCTCAAGAAAGAATACAAAAGAAGATAGAGAGATATGAGGATTCTGGAGTTCTTTTAGAAGAAGCGCAAGACGCTTTAGCCTCTTTGAAAGATATTCAAAAGGCAGAAAAAGAAAATTACGTGGAGCAGCAAAAGCAAGAACAAAAGCAAAGAGCTGAGGCACATAAGCAATGGCTAGATGATTTAAATGATCATATTAGCAAAAAAGAAGAAATTTTACCTGGATTTAAATTGTCTCCAAAAGATAAGACAAATTTATACAACGGTATAACTAAATTAGACAAGAGTGGAAAAAATGAAATCATGAGAATGAGAGAAAAAGATCCTGAGTTTGATTTAAAAATAGCATATTTAGCGACAGTCCTAAAGTGGGATTTTTCAGCGTTTGAACGTCAGTCAACAACTAAATCAACACGGAAGTTGGCAGACGCGATAAAAGGTACAAGAAAAACTGGTTCCAGACCGAGTAGAGGTACTTCTAATAGCGTTGATTTTGACACTATGAGAAAATCTCTATGATAGGAGCTATTTATATATAAACAACAAGTAATAATTAAATTAATTAAAAATGGCAAACACAATTAGTTCATTACAAATGTATGCTCCTAAAAGTTGGTCTGGTCTTACAACTGAGAACCACTTGGGAAGCGTATTTGCACAAGAACCTACATTGGTGTCTAACATCATCAGTAGAGTTTTTGGTTTAAATCAGTACGCAGGTATTGATTATTTTTTATCAATTGGTGGAGGAGAACAAGAACTTCCAGATGATAACGATTTTGAGTGGTACCTAAAAGGTGACGACGAAAAAGCAATTACTATTACAAATTCTTTAGGTGGAACTCCAGGTCAATATGGAGCTGAAATGTTAATTGAATTTGCAGAAAAGTATTTTGCTGTTTCTGATAAATTAGTATTAGACGACGGTGAGACTGCTGTTCGTGTAATGCGCGAGCCTTATATGAATGGTATTTCATGGGTTTACCCTTGTGTATTAATGTCTGCAGATAATTCAGACTTTGTAGCTCCTTCATTATTAGCTGCAGGATCTAAAGCGAGTAAAGAATACTCTCCACAAGAAAGAACTTTAAACAGAGCTTATGGTGAAACTAGCTATACTTCTCCGTTTAAAATGCGTAATGCTATGTCTTTCTTATCTAAGACTTATACTATTCCTGGTAACATGCACCAACGTCCTTTAGTTATTGAGATGATGGACCCTAAGTCTAACAAGACTACTAAGATCTGGACTCAATATGCTGAATACGAATTTATGTGTCAGTGGATGAAAGAAAAAGAACGAATGTTATTCTTCTCTAAATCTAACAAACAAGCTAATGGTACTTATAATATGATGGGTACTTCTGGTACTCCTATTATTGAGGGTGCTGGTATTCGTGAGCAAATCTCACCATCATACAAGTTCCACTATACAGACTTTACAATTGATTACTTAGAAGATGTATTATTGAACTTATCAATTAATATTCTTCCAGAAGATCAACGTCACTTCGTAGCGTTTACAGGTGAAAGAGGTATGGTACAATTCCACAGAGCTCTTGAAAACCA